TCGCCGACTATATAGCCTAAAACTTTAAGTGTCAAGGTTGTTGCAAATATTCTCTCTGTGACATCAAGCCCCTCGGCCTTAAAATCTATATTGTAGTTTGGATCTAGAAAAGCCTCGTAAGAATTTTTCTCGTGAGACACTTTAAACACGCTTGGGTCGCCGGTAAAGGTGTGGAACTTTGTTAAAATTTGGTTCATCTGTTGCTGGTACTCAGCTACAATGCCTATGTTGTAGGTCATCTCTATAAAGGTGGGCATTGGGATCAGAATAGTTTCATAAACAATGTTTTTATTTACCCCCGGAAAAGTTTGGCGATCCTTATTTTGTCCTCCATCGGATTTACGAATTGCATTTGCATTTGCAAACTTTTGTGTTTGTTCTTGCTCAACTTGGCGGGCGATGGCTATAGAGCCTCCACGATCATAATAATCAAAATAGGGAGGCAGGTTGACCCCATAGATTCCTTTGTTTGCTGGATTTTGTACTACGGATGTTTTATTTATTGAAATCAGAGGATACATCAATGTCCTGCCGTTTGGTCTCAAATTAGGGTCGTTTTTAATTTGATAAGATCTTTCAGGGAGAGAATATAAAACTGGTACTTTTTCAAAACCAGCCGAGGTGTCTACCGAAATGTTTAATTGATCGTTTACAAAATTGTAAACAGCAAAATCTACATCCTCTATTTTAGAGGGTGCCATAGAATATGATGAACTTAATTGAACATTTACTGGGGTTCTAATCGGCATTGAATAATCCTCTTCTGGCTTGCTTGCCCACTAAAGTAACTTCCATAGCCGTCTCGTCATTCGTAAAAGCACTATCTTGTCCAAAAATATATCGGGGTTCAAAAACGTCTACTATTTCAAAATACATATCGTCATACTGCATAAAGTCACCGAGCCGGGCAAATAGATTTTGATCCTCAGTTAGTCTTCTCTTGTGAGTGTGTACGTTTATATTATATAAATTGTCAAAACCATATTTTTGCTGCACACGGTCAGATCCAACATATTCGACTAAAGCATAAACTCTTACAGGAGGAAGAAATGTTTTATTCATAGCCTCGCCGTAGAGAGGATGGAAATTTGTCCTTTCCATATCGATGGGATAATATAATACTTGCTGCCCAACGATCTTCTCAACGATTTCATCGTTTATTTGTTTAACAAAGTTTCTCTCAGCTTTACCTACAAAAAGAGGAGGCGGCGGGGAAGATGGTTGTGACCAGGTGTTTTTCTTATCTGCCATTTATCTAACCCACATAAATGCCGTGTGGAATATTTTTGAAAACACCATTAATACTGTCTTGCATCGCTGCATCGCCGGCGGCAAGTTTGCCATACACCATTTCATCCAGCACAGTTTTCAGTTCCTCTCTCAATGTACTTTGTTCTTCCTTCGCTTCTGAAATCAAAGCAGGTCCATTGAGGGTTATATCGTTGCCTGGAATAGGAATTGATCCCAGCTTTGATCTCACTTGCCCTAAGACTTCCTTAGCAAGAGAAAGCGCAAACCTTCTGATCCACTGCTTTCCTATACTATTAATATTTTCATAAGGAATATTCGGGAATGGCAATGCATTCATATTGTTAACACCATCGGCACCGTACTTTCTATCCTCTTCCTCATCAAAAGCTCCTTCTGCGGCCCTGAACCTCACCCAAAACTTATCTGGGTTAGTTCCATCTGGGGTAGGATAGATTCTTAACTTATTATTATTAATCTCGAAAGAATAATGAGAAGCCCTTACACGCATGTCTTCTTCGTAAGCATAAGCTTGCAAAACATTTTGCCAAGAGGGGACAATCTGAAAATTAGAATCGTCAGCATACATTCCGTATGTTGATAAATTTCCGACAGTTCCTACACTGGATCCTCCGAAAAACCTCCAGGCCGCTCTGGGTGTTTTATAATAAACTTCCTGAATCGTTATTGAACTAGACCCGATTTTATTATAATAAGGCTTGTCTGATTCTAGAGATGAGCTATAGATTATAGCCTGTAGGTCATAATCCTGGACATCTCTTGATGCGGAAAACGAAGCAGAATAAATCGTCTGAGTGGCCCCTATGGAGACATGAACGCCGACACCTCTTCCGATGTGGGTTGCGTATCCCAGTTGGAATCTTGGGAATTTTAAATTTGCCTTTGTTTGGTAGGTTCCACTTAATTCTCCGTCTTGATCGAATGTTCCCGTGGTATTACCCAACATATCGGATAAGACATTTTTTGCCTGATGCGTGTTAACAAGGTAAGAATATTCTAAACAAGATTCTTCATAGGCATTATAAACATTCTTTGGTTGTAGCTCTAAATCGAGGACGTTGCCGCCAAGTTTATTATAGATATATGCAACTTGGTCTACAGCACCGCTGATAAAGCTTGTAGAGTCGCTGTAGATACCATATGCTAAAACTCCAGCAACATCAGCGTGAGTCCCAGTTGAAGGCAGCACTAGGGCGCTTGTCTGACTTGCGGGTTGTAAGTTTACAGGCATTAAAGAATCCTCGTAGATGTATTTTTAGGTACTTTGTCTTAGTAAGTAGTTTTAATCTAAATTGACAGCATATAAAAACAAAAAACCTCGCCACTATGGACGAGGTTCTCTGCGTTGTTATTCAACCCGTAGCTAATTTACATTAGCCAGAGAGATCGTAGCATACAACAAGACCGTACATATCAGGACGGACCATCTTCTTCGCATAGCGAGTCATCACGCCCTTGCGAGGCACGAAGTCTTCGATACCGAAGATAGTTGGTGTGACCTGTAGTGGTACATATGGAGCATACACATAGCCGCTTTCTAGGAAGCTACTACCCTTGCGTCCAACCAAAACTACGTTTCGGATGAAGTAAGGATCAACATAGATGTCCATCTTGCGACTCAGTGAGCCAACGGCAACCGCTCCCCACGAACCTTGATCATCCTCGGGCTTGACGCTAGCCTTGAACCCGGCGGTGAACTCAAGCAGCGCAGCAATCTCCGGGGAGCAAACTACGAAGTTTGCGCCACCACGAAGGGTCTTGCGGTGCATACGAGCACTTAGATCATTAATGGTTTCGAGAAGAGTCTCGTACCACTCGGAAACCGTACCTGTAAAGGTAGGGGCCAAGCTGTTGGTAATATCCGCACCCGTATCACGGTTGAGGAACTTACCTGGGCGGCGGCTCCAGTAAATGGTGTCGGCCGAGGCACCAGCTACGAGGTCAGAAAGGATCTCTTGATCAATTTCAAGAGCAATCTGCTCGGAGAGGATGCTTGTAAGCTCAACTTCAGCATCAAGGTTGTGATAAGCGTTGAGGTCCTGAGCAAGCTCGGGGCTCCACTTAGCTTTCAGCTTCTTGGTGACTGCTGTCACGGCGACACTGTCTACCTTGATGTCAATTTCTGGAATCTGTTGACTTGTTTCAAGTCCCCAGCCATTGTTAGCGCTGCTACCCTTAAGTCCACCAAAGGGATCGCCTGCTGCGACAAAGTTGTCAGTCTTGGGGAAGAACACCTTACCAACAATTGAAGCACCACCTGTGGTGGTGTTATCACCAGCAAACGACTCAGAAAGCTGAACCGAGGTTAGGCTTGCGTTGCGGCTTACACCGACCAAGAGGACCTTGTCGGTTGTACTACCAGAGAACTGGCTCAAACGACGAGCATGATATGCTTGTCCGAGAGTACCGACAGCTTTCGTGGCGAGATCGCCAGCACCGTTAACACCAGAAACCACGAGGGCCGCTAGGTTGTCCATGTTGACGCCATCGGAATTTGCGAAGGTAACTTCACCGATAACGTAAGTTGACGTACCAGAAATTAGATCTGGGTCACGGCGAAGAGTCTTGACATCATCAGAAGACTCGTTACCACCGAAGGTACCAGAAGCAATAATGGTAATACCAGTCTTTGATCCAGTTGGGCTTGAGAATCCATTTCCTAGGTCATAAAAGCCTGTTTGCCCACTGGCATCAGCAAGGTTTGCACCACTGAGGATCTCACGACCCACACGACCCTGACCATAAATGGAGGTGTCGTTCGTTGCGCCAAGGCGGTGGAAACTACCACTACCATCAGCAGCACCCATTCCACTATCGCCACTATAGACGAAATCCATGAAAAAGATGAGTCCACTTGGGAGGCTCATTGGTTGCACAGAAACGAGGTTCTGGGCTAGTAACCCGCCGAATACACGGCGTACAATTGGGAATGCGACTGAAGCGAAGCCTTCAACGTCTCCAGCTTGCATGGTTGTGGTCTCTTTGAGAAGTTGTGCAGCCTGGTTCTCTAATAGACGAGCCATATTCGAACGATTCACATCGTTGAGACCCTCTAGAAGACCAGTTTGCTCCCACTTTGCAAGAAGAGCCTCACCCTCACGAGCGAGAGATCGTGATCGGATCCCTTCAGTTAATGTTTCAATTACAGACATTGTTTGTTTCTCCTTATAATTTATCTGTTTTGTTGTTGTTGTTAATACCTGCGAGTGTCGCCCAGCGATTTAGTTCAGGGCTTTTATCGGTGCTTTCAGCCGGTTGGCGTCCGCTAAGAATTATAGATGATCTTTTGGATACAGCTTCAGACAATGATTGTGGGGCTTTTTTATTTTTACTGCCCGCCATGGTCTTTTGAAGAGTTTCAAATAGCATCTGTGTTTCTTCCACCGACCGTGTTTTACCGACCATCTCAACAATTCTACTTTTTTGTTGCTCATTCAGGGAGGAGTCTTGCAATACACGATTCGCATATAATAACCTAGCGTTAGAGAGGTTTACCTCTTCCAAACGATTCTTAAGTTTTGATAATAAATTTCTTAATTTTTTATTCGCTTTGTTTAGCGACTCATTTTTCATAGAAAGACGGTCGGCTTTATATTCAAGTCCTTCAATATCTTTCTTGTCAACGCCGTCGTTTGAGGTGGTAGCTATATAGATACCTTCCTCTTCCTCTTCGGCAGCAACCTTTTCCTCGTCATAAGCCTCAACCATCTCTTGGTCTTCCTTAGGAATATCGATAGTCAACATTTCTTTGAAAACATCCATAAGTTGGTTTTCGTCTAAGTCCAGTTCATCGCCCCTGTTGCCTGGGATACCTAGTTCTGGCTCTATGTCTATGTCAAGTCCCACTTCATCCGCAATTTCTTGCCTGTCTAATCCGTATTCGGTTTCGGCAGGATCCTGCTCGGCATCGGCTGCTGCGATGATCTGGTCAAGATCAACTATTACGATTTCTTCATCAGAAACAGATAGATCGTGAGCCATTGGGACTTCTAGTCCGGGCTCGTCCTCAAGACCAGATTCGTCTTCAAGTCCAGATTCATCTCCGAACCCAGATTCGTCATCCAGGCCTAAATCTAGGTCCTCTTCTTCCAGAAGTGATTGCATAGCTCTCTCCACTTCTGGAGAATACTTTTCTATAACGGCGCTTTCGGCGCTTCTTAGAGCCGCTTCCCGAAGTTGGCTTGCATCCAGAATAGCTTGCTCTAGCATAGAATTAGACATAAATTGCTCCCCTTAAGACGGCAGTTAATCAAATTAAATAGTTGTGAGCAATACAAATAGACATTTTGGTTTAAAATTACTCGGAAATACCTGATCCTGTTGACTCAAGCATTTCGCCAGAGTCTATATTTGTCAATTCTGCATAGATATCATATCTGGTGGTGCCGCCATACGGCTGAGAGATATATATATCTTTCATTCTACCATTTAAGGTGATCTCATTGCTTCCGGTAAGTCCGCCTGGGGTCGC